TGAGAAGGAAGTTGTACCGGAAGATGAAATCGACAGAGGTAAAGCAGCACTGACAGAGCTTTTCAACGGCCTTCGTAATGATAAGACACCTGTTATCGTAGAAAGAATTGTTAATGACATCGATGACATCGTTAAAATCGTGCGTTTCGATGGATGGCAGAAAACTACTACAGGTAAAAACGAGGTTAAGAAGGCGCTTCGTAGTGTTGTTTGGATTAAGTACAAAATCAAGGATAAAGAGGTCTTTGACAAGGCTTACAGCTACATTGAAGCCTACTATTAATACCGGGTTAGCAGTCAATTTATTTATGTGGTGCAGGATGTTGGTAAGAAAGGGAAACCAATATGAAAGCACAAATTATAGAACAAATTGAAAAAGTTATGCAGTTGCATCTGTCAGATGAGCAGATGCAACTGCTACATAATACGTTGTATGCAATCATTCCTAGCGTGGAGGAAGCTTCAACAGAAGAAAGACAGCCGGATTATATTCAAATATTTCTGGCTGCTAAGCGCGTTGAGGGATGTTCAGATAAAACGATTCGTTATTATGAATCAACAATACGAAATGTGATAGCTGCAATAAATAAGTCGCCGGAATGTGCAACAACAGATGATATCCGTTTGTACCTGGATGAGTATCAGCAGAACAGCGGCGCCAGCAAAGTCACAATCGATAATATTCGCAGGATTTTATCAAGCTTCTTTTCATGGCTGGAGGATGAAGACTATATTGTCAAAAGTCCGGTGAGAAGGATTCATAAGGTGAAAACCTGCAAAACAGTAAAAGAAACTTATACAGATGAGGCGC